AGCGGCGGATGTCGGATTCTGGGTGAGGTCCCTTTTTCACTCTACTGTTGTGGATAGCCTGTATGCAGGGCAAGTCGCCGGTGACGGCGCAATCGTTTCCGACCTCACGAGGCTTACGGTCCGGCACATTTTCAGCGACAAGACGCAAACCAAACGCTCACGCAATGAGTTGTTCATCTCCATCCTTGATAAGTACTACATCGGTGCTATTGAGGTTCAGGTGTACACAGCCGTTGCAGACGCGGTCCTCCACGACACAGACACTGTGTTTAAGAGGCAAGTGCTCGACTCGTCTGGACAACCGTTCGCCACACTCGACGGCTTCATCAAGAACTTCATCGCTACAAACGCACTGGTGCCACCCGGACACAATCCGGTGATTATGCAGAACACTCTCTGCTACATCTACTGCACTATGGTGTTGTTGGCGGCGTATGGGGCGCTCGTTAAGCCGGTCAGGCAATTGAGGCCGGAAAACGGCGAGGTGGCTCCCTCTGGAACTGGATCGACCACAGGGAGCCGTACCGCCGCCCGGTAACCTACCAAGTCCCGGAACTGCCCTACCTGTTCAGGCAGGGCAGTTTCCGGGTCACCGCTGGACAACAGTGGTGGAGCCACGACATGAAACTCGACTTCGGATGTGGGGGAGGAGCTACAAAACCGGATGGGTCGTATCTCACGATCTACGGTTACTCCTTCTCCAATGACGGGATCACCTATGGCCTATGCGACCGAACTGTTGCACTGGCCCTTATGAACCGATACCTTAACTGTCGCCCTGGAGGAAATCTTCGGGAAGTGCAATTGCGCCACAATCAGCGCACATTCATCACAGAGTCTCGCGGATTTATCAAACAAATCCGTCGACACCTTGAGGTGCACTTCACGACTTACTCCGACAAGACGGTTGAGGCAGAGGAACATCATGGGGACCCTCATCCGAAGAAGGCACTTCGAGTCGCTGGCTGGTTGGAGGGACTGGAAAGCGGTATGAGCTCAACTCGCACGTGGGTTGGGAAAGTCAACGGGAAGTTGAAGAAAGCAGAAACTGCCAAAGGTGGTACGCAGGGTGGCACAAAAGCCCCGCGAATCATCGTCGACATGGGCATCCTCGCATCACTCTGTGGATTCCGCATCACTGAATACTTTAAGAACGGTCTCGACGGCCATCTCTTTGAGTGTGAAGGCGGATACATTGAATTTTGCAAGACGCCCAATCCCGCACGACTGCGGGAGGTTTTCGCCAGACTCATAGACCCTCCGGGTCGTTACTACTTTGTTGCCTTCTCTGACGACTCTTGTTACTCCGTTCGACATGGAGGCGAGATATTGATG